GCCAATGTCTCGCATTTTGGCGGTTGGCTCTTATGTATTCCCATGGAACCTGCCACAATCGGTACGGGTTAAGGGTGTTTTTGGATGGTCAGCGGTGCCATACGAAGTAAAAACCGCAGCAAAGATTCAAGCCTCTCGCCTGTTCCTGCGTAACCAGTCACCATTTGGCATTGCTGGTAATACAGATTTAGGAACAGTGCGTTTGGCTGCAAAGCTAGATGCCGATGTTGAGGCACTACTGCGCCCCCTACGCAAGAACAATGGGTTGGCTAAGTAATGTTACCAAGTGCCGTTAGAAACGGCTTAAAAGCCAACCTAGAGGCAATTAAAGGGATGCGTGTTTACGAACTAATCCCTACAGTGCCAGTTGCCCCTGCAGCAGTCGTTGGCCAGTTGGACTTCACATTTGATTTGAATAATGCCCGTGGACTTGACCAGGCAAACCTAGATGTTGTTGTTTTGGTGCAGCGCTTTACAGAGCGTTCAGGCCAAAACGAACTTGATAAGTACCTTGCAGGTAGCGGGGATTTCTCAATCAAGGCAGCAATTGAATCTGATCTAACTCTTGGTGGGGCTTGCAGCACTTTGCGAGTTACATCAGCCGAAGCGGGAACTTATACCGCTGGGGATATGGAGTTTTTGTCGTACCGCTACCGCCTGACCGTTTGGGGATAAGGAGAAAAATGAGCTACATAGTCACATCGGATGTATTCACACCGAAGAAAAAGGGTGAGTCAATCACCGAAAAAGAATTGCTTGAACTTGGCCTCAACATTGATGCCCTAGTTGCAGGCGAATATCTAAAAAACACCGCAGCAATCAAACCAGTAGAGGAAGTAAAATAATGCCACGCATAGTATTAACAGATGTGTCAGTTACAGTAAATGCTATTGATCTCAGCCAATTTTTAACTAGCGTTACACTTTCAACAAGTGTAGATGTTGTTGAAACAACAGGAATGGGAAGCGCAGCAGCAAAAACTCGTTTGCCAGGATTGAAAGATAACTCTGTAACGCTAGAATTCAATCAAGATTTTGCAGCAGCAGGGCCTGAAATAACAATCAATGCAGTTGGTTCATCACTTGTTGGAACATCAGTTCCTATTGTAATCAAGCCATCATCAGGTGCAGTCAGTGCAACGAATCCTTCATATTCCTTCACTGCGGTTTGCAGCGAGTGGCAAAATGTTCAGGGTAGCGTTGGTGAGCTAAGTACCATTTCTGCAACTTGGCCAATCTCAGGCGCAATTACAAAAGCCGTTTCATAAATGCCACGCCTTGTTCTCAATAACGCCTATGTGCTATTTGCAAGCAACGATATTTCGGAGTTTGTGACACAGATAGAATTGAAAACAAGCGTGGATACAATTGACACAACCCAAATTGGCGCACAATCAAGAACGCGCCAGGCTGGAGTGTTTGATAATTCTGTGACTTTTCAGTTCAATCAAGATTATGCCGACAATGCCCTTGAAGAACTTGTCAATGGTACTTCAATGGCAAACACGACAGTTGGAACTGCAGTTGCAATGCAGATCAGGCCAGTAAATGCACCAGTAAGTGCGAGCAATCCAAAATACACATTCAATGCAGTTATCACCGAATGGCAATCTGTATCTGGTGAATTGGGAAGCCTTAGCACTGTTCAGGTTTCTTGGCCAATTTCAGGTAATATAACAAAATCAATCACATAAACTAGGGGGAAAAGATGGATGGATTATCAATTAAGTTAAAGACAACTGATGGTGTTGAGGCCTCTTACAAATTAACGCCTCGCATCATTGTTGCATTTGAACAAAACTTTGGTGGAGGTATGCCTAAGTTGCTGGGCGAAGGGCAAAAAGTAGAATATATCTATTGGCTTGCCTGGAAAGCGTTGCAGACAAACGGCCATGTTGTAAAAGTTTTTGGACCTGAGTTCTTGGATACTCTTGTCAGCGCCGAATTGGATGCTGATGAATCTTTCGAATCCACCGCAACAGCCTAACTTATACGATTGCAGCCGTTGCGGTTGAAACAGGTATTCCAATCAGTGATTTGCTTGATGCGCCTGAAGGTATGCTTGAAGCAATCACTATCTACATGAAGGAACGAGCTAAAGCCAATGGCTGAAGAAGTAATTGTTCTGTATGGCATTAAAGAAACTCTTGATGCACTTAAAGAGTTTGATAAAGATGCAGTTAAGCGCTTCAACAAGGTTATCAATACCGAATTGGCGGGGGCAGAGCGAGATGCCAAAAACATCATCCAAGATCGCCCACCGATGAGTGGCTGGCGCAGGGCCGATGCTGCCAATGGCCGCACTCGCGGTGGCGCAGGTTGGCCTGGGTGGGATGCTGGTGAGATTAGGTCAAAGATTACAAAGACAAAGGCGCAAGGCAGGGTTCGTGGCAATTACACAACAAGTGCAGGTGCCTTACTTAACAAGTCTGCAGCAGGTGCAATCTTTGAAACTGCAGGCAAGAAAACTAAGGCAGGATTTGGTGGCGGTTCAGGTTCGCAATTCCTGCGAACTTTGGGCAACAGATTTGGTAAAGCCTCGCGTGTAGTATGGCGCGTTGTTGATAAAGATAGAGCAAGAATTGAAGAAAATGTAGCCCGTGCGCTTGAAGAAGCAAAAGCCGATCTACAGAAACACCTACAGGGAGAGCGAGCTAAATAAATGGCAGTTGGCGCAGTTGTAGCCCGCATCCTCACCCAGTATTCTGATAAAGGTTCAAAGGCTGCTACAAAAGACATAAACAAATTGGGCAAGAGTTTTGATAAGTTTGCCAAGAAATCTGCAAAAGCCTTTGGAGTAGCAGCGTTAGCAGTAGGAGCATTTGCAGTAAAGATTGGCAAGGATGCAGTTGAAGCTGCAATGGCAGATCAAAAATCACAGGCACTTCTTGCTAACTCTTTGCGCAATACTATTGGTGCAACCGATGGTGCAATTGAGGGCGTAGAAAAACACATAACTGCGCTTCAAAAGCAATTTTCAGTTGTGGATGATGAACTTCGCCCTGCATTTGGTCGTTTGGCTGCCGCGTTTGGTTCAACTACTGCAGCACAAGAAGCAATGCAAATTGCTCTAGATGTAAGCGCCTTTGCTGGCGTTGATCTTGCTACTGCAACAGAGGCGATAATTAAAGCAAGTCAGGGTCAATACAGAGCGCTTAACAAACTTGTGCCAGGTATCGGTGCTGCAACAGTTGCAACAAAAGATTTTGGCAAGATCACCGATAAGGTTTCAAAGATTGTGGGCGGTGCCGCTGCCACTCGCGCAGGCACCCTTGAAGGCAAGATGAACGGCCTCAAGATCGCCTTTGGTGAGGCGATGGAGACTTTAGGTTATGCGCTTTTGCCAGTGCTTGAAAAGTTTGCCACGATGCTTACAACACAAATACTTCCAAAAGTTGAAGATTTTATTGCACTCAATAAGGACAAGTTAGCAGCAGGATTTGCATTTGCTGCTGAGATGGCTTTGAATCTACTTAATGTTGCAGTTGCATTTTCTAACTGGTGTGCAAATAATATGTTGCTTGTTAAGGGTATGGCGATATTGATTGTTGGAATGTTTGCAGTAGGTCGGCTTGCTGCCTTTGTAACTGCAATACAAGCAATCACCGCAGCATTTGTAATTTTGCGAGCAACTGCAGCGGGTGCTGCGATTGCAGTTGCACTTACAACAGGTGGTTCAAATCTTGCGCTGGGAGCAGCCGCAATTGCAGCCTATTCAGGGTATTTGTTTTTTGGTCAAGGTGATGACTCAGCCAAAAAGGGTAAAAAGGGCATTAGCCCACGCGGTAATTCAAACAATCGTGATTTTATTATTGATCCTTTTGGACCTGCTACTGATGGCCTTGAAGATTTTACTAGCGGTTTGAATAAAGCAACTGCAGCAGCAAAGAAATCTACAGATCAGTTAATCAATGAAGCGGCAGCAAAGAAAAACTTAGAACGCCAAAAGATGCTTTCAGGTTCAACATCACTTGCAGTTGGACAAGGTGGCAAGTTGTATATGTCAGGCAGTGGCAGAAATGTTATTGTCAATGTTGCAGGCTCAGTTACAACTGAAGGCGATCTCATCACCAAAATAGCAGATGGATTAACTCGCACAAATCGGCGTAGCTTTGGCAATGTTGGTGGGCTTCTAACACAATGAGCGCATTTGATGGAATTACAACGCCTGCAGTAACAGTGCAATTCTTAAAAAGTGGTTCATTTGTCACAGTTGCAACCACCGATGTAATCAGCATAAACATTCGCCGTGGCCGAACACGCCAAAGTGAGCGCGATCAATGCGGCACTGCCGACATTATTCTCAACAACTTCAGCGGTATCTATAACCCTGATAATACCGATGTAAGTAACCCTTATGTTGTCAGCGGTGTAAACATCTTGCGTGATGGTTTGCAAATGCGCGTTGTGGCTACAATCGGCGGCACCGCATACAACCTTTACTACGGCTTTTTAGAAATTACACGGGTTGATCAAGGCGAAGCCCCAGCGGTAACAATGACATTTGTTGATGGCATTGCCTACATCGCCGATGCCCAGGCACCAGCACTAGCCGCTGCCGCGAACGCTGAAACCGCAGCCACTCGCGTTGGCCGTATGTTAGACATTGTGGGCTGGCCAAGTGGCGGTTCACGCTCACTAACAGGTTCAGTGGGGATGCTTGCCACGGTGCAGAATCGTTCTTGTATGGCGCTGATCTACCAGGCAGTTGATGCCATCGCTGGCCGTTTCTATATCTCACGCAACAATGTTGCAACTCTTGTGCCTCTTGCTGATAAGTTCAGCCGCCCAACCCAATTGCTTTTTACTGATACAGGTGCAAGCAACACTGTTGGCTATATGGAACTTTTCACCAATCCTGGCACTTATTATGTTGTGAATCAGGCAGTGGTTGATCGTGGCAATGCAAACAATCAATACACATCAACCTATAACCCAAGCAAGAACTCATACGGTGTTGCTAAGGCAGTTTTTGATGCACCTGTTGCAACAGATAGCAATGCTCAAAATCTAGCTTTATACGAATCACGCAAATTGGCTGACCCGCTTACCTATGTTGAGCGCATTGATTTTAACGCACTGGCACTTGGCGATTATGGTGCTTTGTACCCTGACTTTCTATCAACTGAACTTGGCGATCAGGTAAGCGTTGTGCGCTCAGGTGTGCAATACAACCTAGTTCTCGAAGGTATGGCGTTTGTAATCGTGCAAAACAATTGGATGATGAGCTACACCACTTCAGCCATTAACCCTTACAGTATTACCATCTAGGGGGAACAATTCCTTTATGCCCGCAGATCACTAACACGCCAATTACAGTTTCACTGACTGCAGATTACACAGTTACCAATGTGTTGCCAGTATTGGCAGCGAACACTGAGCAACTAGCGGCAACCAATGCAAGCGCAGCAGCGGCAGCGGCGGCGGCGGCATCGGCTCAATCTACTGCAACAACCGCCCTTGCCAATGCAGCAACTGCCTACAGTGCGGCAATCGGTTCGCTTCAGCCAAGTGCCAGCACCATTGTTAATGCCAGCAATCAAATGACCGCAATCAATGGCGGTGGCATTACTGTTTATTCAGGTGCATCTGCAACAACAGGTGCGCGTGTAGTTCTTAATTCTGCAGGTTTGGCTGGTTTTAATTCATCCAGCACTGGCCCAGGAAACGGCGCAACTTTCTCAATTAGCGCCTCAACAGGAGCAGCGGTATTTTCAGGCAGTGTTACAGGTTCAACCATTACTGGTGGAACTCTTAACATCGGCGGTAACGCCATCATTGATGCCAGCGGTTTCTTGACTGCAACAGGTGCCACAATTACAGGAACGATTACTGCCACAAGTGGTTCATTTACAGGTTCGATCTTTTCAACATCAGGAACCATTGGCGGTTTCACGCTTTCGTCAACATCCATATTCTCAGGCACAAATTTAGTTATAGAATCAACTGGAAACATTAGTGGTGGCAACTCACAAACACTTTTTTATGGATTTGCCAACATAGGTGGTGGAGCAGTAACTGGTGAGCGCTTAATTGTTGCTGGCACATCTGCCCTAAACGGTAACACTGGCGTTCTTGGAAATCTAAGTGTTACTAACAGTTGCACATTTGGCGCAGTTACACAACAGTTTGAGTTTTTGTCCTCAAGCGGAAATGTGCGCGTAGCTCAAACTTATGGCAATTCTGTTTCAGGCCGAACTATGCTTGTTTCAACTACTGGGCTTTATGGAACATCTGCATCTACTGAACGCAAAAAGCACAACATTAAATCTTACGCAATAGATACAAATGCACTGCTAGAACTAGAGCCTGTCTCGTTCAATTATTTGCAATCAATAGATGAAGAACAAAATCCTGAGTACGGCTTTATTGCTGAGGATGCAGATCGCATTGGTTTATACGAACTTGTGGGCTATGACAAAGAAGGTTTGCCTGAATACTTTGCTTACGAAAAATTGCCAGTTTTCTTGCTGCAACTTATCAAGGAACTTAAAGCTGAAATAGATCAACTCAAGGGGGAATAATGGAAAAAGAGATAGACATTCAAGAAGTCTTAAAGAATATGCGTGAAACCATAGGCGTACTCGCCCAGGAAAACGCAGTTTTGAAAGCACAAATCACACTTAACTCATAACGGGAGAACCGCGCAAATGACACCAGCAAACTGGGCAGGCTTAATTGTCTCAATCATCGCAATCATTAGTGCCTTTACAGGCTCAGTGCGTTGGCTTGTAAAGCATTACCTGAATGAACTGAAACCCAATGGTGGCAGCAGTTTGAAAGATGCAGTCAATCGCCTTGAAACACAGATGGAAATTGTCCTTGACCTGTTGGCAAAGAAATAAGGGAGAAAACAAATGAAAGAATCTAAGAAACTACTTATCCGTTTGGCTGCAGTTTTCTATGTGTCAGCACTTGCAACAATCGGTGCAGGCTCACTCTTTGGCGTGCCAGCGGCTACGGCTGCAGGTATTGCTGGTTTATTGGCAGTTGCTAAGGTCGGAGAATCACTTGCTAAGGCTTACATTGCAGATGGCAAGTTAAGCAAAGATGAAATTGAAGGCGCATTTAACGAGACAAAGAAGAAGTAAATGGGTCAACGCAATCAATTTGTCATAATCGCTAGGGGTGAGATCGGCACAATTGAAGGCCCCAAAGAAAACGAGACAAAGTACGGCAAGTTTATGAAGGCAAATTTTCTGCCCTGGTGCGGGTCGTTTGTTAACTGGTGCGCATCTGCCGTTGATCTCAAGATTCCTAACTGTGTTTCAACCCTTGCTGGCGCAAAAGCGTTTGAAAAACAAGGCCGCTTTCAAAAAGCTGAAATAGCAGTTCCTGAAGTTGGCGATTTAGCCTTTTTTGATTTTCCTGCAGATTCATTAGATCGAATTTCACACATCGGCATTGTTGCCCGCGTAGATGCTGAAAAGGGCATTGTGTGGGTTATTGAAGGCAATACCAGCCCTGATGTTAAAGGCGATCAGCGCAATGGTGGCCAAGTGTGCCAAAAAAAGCGTGCCTACAAAGTCAAAAATAGCGGCAAACTTAAAAAATCAATTCCAGTTTTTATAGTAGGATTTGGCAAGCCCAAGTTCAAAGATTAAATTCCATCTAACCCTTTGGGAGCATCATAATGGCGGCAGGTACCTTAGATTTCACGATTGAACAAGGGGCAACTTTCAATCTTCTTTTAACTTGGAAAATTAACAATGTTGCAGTCAACCTCACTGGTTACACTGCTCGCCTACAAGCACGCGTTGATGTTGAAGATACTGAAACAATACTGAGCCTAACAACTGCAAATGGTGGCATCACTCTTGGCGGCGTACTTGGCACAATTAGCCTAGATCAAACTGCCACCCAAACGAATTTGCAAATGCGTATAAGTTTGAGGAATACTAGAAAAAGTTGCAGTGGTTGCCCCACCCGCACCGATTGTTACAGTGGCAATTGACTCATAAGCTGTATCAACAAAGGCAGTA